CTGGGAGCGGGAGCGGCCTAGAGGCCTAGGCTTTTCAGCGGCTTAACTGTGGCGGACTTACCCCAGACAGGATTGTCAGTTCTCTGAGCCATCTGGCCCAGGTCTAGCTTGCCTTCCTTGAAAGCGTCAAACCGCTTACCACCAAGCATCTTTCGCTGGGTGCTTTCAGGCTGCTTGCGGAGCCAGTCTTTGGCATTCTCTGGCTGGGGCGGGTCGGGTAAATCCAAACCCAGGTCTGAGTACGTGACAGTCTCCGGCACTATCGCACAGCGTCCATTCGGATGCTCGTCCAACGGCTCTTCCGTTTCATACAGTTCCCCATCCAATGCTATGCAAGCCAAACAAACGGTATCGTCCTTGGCTGAGTGCCGCCGGTAGCCTTTAATCAGATTCGGATTGGCTGCGTACTGCATCCGGCTAGCTTCACGATGCGCCCGAAGCGTTTCAGTCCGTGCGATGGTCAGAACCTTGCTCAGCTGCATACCGCTAGCTTTCTGTGCTAGCGTAGCAGTCTTCCTGGGACTGTAGCCACGGGCAATCCCTTCTCCCACCGATTCGGTGATAGCAGTAGCTGCTTGCGGGCCAAGCGGGGCAAGCAGGTCTGCCAACGGGGCACCGTTACCAGAGATACCTATGAAATTGGCGAACGCCTCCTGCGGGAGCCTGTTCCAAGACAATCCGACTTCGCCCAGGATGTTGGGCGTGATGCCAGGTGGCAAGCCTGCGGCCATAGTCGTGAACGTGGACTGCTGGGCCAGGACTACGGCCCCGGCCTGAGCCTGAGTGATTTGCGTCGCCACTATGGCATGGTACAGCGCAATCTCACCTACTATCTGCGTCTTGAGCGTGGTCATGGCTGTCATTTTCATAACCTGCCACGGCTTCAACTTGCGTAACTGGGCCAACCGGACAAGTTTCAGTATCGAGTTGTCCAGATTCTTCTGGACAGGCTGATAGGCGTCAATCATAAGCTGGGCCTGAGCCGCTTCCAGGGCAGCTAGCCGCTTGGCAAATTCTTCCGTTACTCTCTGGGCTTCAGGCGGTGGCACTGTCTAAATCTGCCCAGCGTTGAAGCTACGCAGTATCTCAGCCCCAATGTTGGTTTCAGCAACCTTCTCTTGCTGGGCATCCTCTTCCATCTGGTCGATTTGCTCCTGACTGTAACCTAACTCCCGCCATATCTGATGCTTGCTTACACCCAACTCCATCTTGGATTTCAGCGTTTCCAAGTGAGCCTGCTCGTTACGGGTCTCCGGGTCATCCCATTCAACTTGGATTCGCAAGTCATCAGGCGTACTTACAGCCTGCCCAAAGGCAGCTTGCACCTTGAGCGCCATCGTGATGCAGTCTTCCCAGGAATTGCCAAAGCTTACCATCCGTTGCTGGGCCTTCTTGACCAAGCCTGTCTCAGCAGTCTTCAAGGCTTCCCCAGACGGCACCCCGCCTGCAATCTGGAACAGGTGCTGGGGCGTTCTGGTCGTCCCGGCTATATGCTGGACTATGCCTTCAATCGCACGGAGCGGCCCATCTACAGGGGCTGCTGTCCACTGGCCTACCTGCCCACCACCGTCAGCTTCCGTATGGAACTCCGTCACCGAGCCAGGCAGTATCTCCAATCTACTACTACCGTGGTTGATGTCTACCGTGTACCGCTGCGGGAAAGCTAACGTATCCAACACCATAATCAAGTCAATCAGCGTCTTGTTCAGCAGGTCTTGCATCGGGATGACGTTGATAATCTCAGACTGTCCAAAGTCAGCCCCCAAGGGCCGATTGCGGAAGTGTATCAACGGCACTCCAATCGGCGAGCCATCACTAGCAATCCAAGGCAGAGGCCAGGTCAAGTCCTCCTCATCTTGGAACTTGGCCCAAACACCACCACGGGCAACATACTTCTCCACCCGGTCAGCATAGTACAGATTCAACCGTGTCTCAGGCTCCTCCCCGATTTTCATGTGCTGTATCCACTTCTTGCTAGCCCAATCAATCGTTCGGGTCACCTCGCTATAGTGCGGCAGTATCATCTCCGCCATCTGGTACGTCCAGCGAGGACGGCTGTTCTCAGCATCCCAATCGCACAGGACATAGCTGTCCCCAAGCATGACCGTCTCAGTGTGAACCACAACCTGCATGTAGTCCATTCGGTTCTTCTGCCATAACTCCCAGGCCCAATCTGAGACAGCCTCGACATTACTGTCGAACCCAATCACTTCAAGCCTTTCAGCCAGGGCGTCTACTACGACGTTGCAGAAATTATCCCGAAACTTCAGCCGTGGCGGGAGGAACTTCTTCAGCCTATCGGTCAGGGCTGTGTCATGCTCCCCGCCGTAATACTGACGGGCCAACTCATAATCTACTCGCCGGTCATCGGCCTGCTCTTGAATCCAACGCATCATGGACTCGACAACCGGGTCAATCCCTATGCCTTGTACCATCACCATTTCATCGCCTACCTGTCTACATACTTCGGGTCATCCATGTCCAAGCCAAGCGGGTTATGTCCATTCGTCTGGCCTGCCCCGACTAGCTGATGCACCCTGGCCTGTCTATCAAAGTCAGCGCCATATCTAACTGCTTGCCGTAACGCCCCTACAAAAGCATCAACTTGGTCATCATGCGACCCATTCGGGAAGATGCTCAGTTCATCCACGAAATCAGGCAGCCAATCCGCTGTCTGAGGAAGATACACCTTCCCTGCTTCCATCAAGCCCGTCACAGCATTCGCCCGTGAAACCTTGTCCGCATCCACTCTAACAGGTACGACGGGCAACTGGCTGTCAGACCGTAACGTCTGCACAAGCGACTGCCCGCTGGCCGCATCCTCCACAAACACCCTCGACGGCTGATACCGTTCATACAACGCTCTGGCTACCCTAACCAAAGCCGGGTAATCTACCCGGTCACGCCAAACATGCAAGACATAGAACCCCAAGCGGTCATACCCTAACGTCACACAGACTGAGTAATCATTCGCCTGTCCAGTCTTGTACGCCGTGTCCCAGAACTGGACTACGTCAGTCAGGGATGTAGGCTCCCGGTCATACGCCCGCCACCACTGCAACTTGAACAAACTTCCTTCCGGCGGTGCCGGACGTTGCTGGTACAAACAGGCCCAATCTTCCACCCCGACAGCCATACGAGCAGACGCCAAGGCATCCATAGAATAACGGTCAGGCCACAGGGGCATCCCTTCTTCACGGAGCAAGTCATCCGGCTCAGCCAAAGCAGGCAATCTGATATGGCTCCACTTGTCTCCCAGCTCATCATCCTGCCCTTCCAACAGACGGCCAACCAGGTCATCCTCATGCCATCTGGTCATAATGACAATCACAGACGCACTAGGCTCCAGCCTAGTTCGTGCCGTGCTTGTCCACCAATCCCAAAGATGCTGCCGATACACCGCTGACGTAGCTTCCGCCCTGTTCTTAATCGGGTCGTCAATGACAAGCAGGTCAGCACCACGACCAGTAATCGGCCCACCTACACCAGCCGTTACCATACCCCCGCCTTCCGAAGTCTCCCAACGAGCCGCAGCCACACTGTCATCGGACATACTGATACTGACACCAGAACTGATAACTGTGTTCCGTACCTTCCGTCCCCAAGTCGAAGCAAAGTCAGCTGCGTAGCTTGCCAGGATAACCCGCTTCTCAGGCCAGTTCGCCAGATACCAAACTGGTGTCCAATGCGACAGCAACTCACTCTTACCGTGCCGGGGAGGCATGGAGACAATCAGCCTGAGCGGCTCAGATGCTAACTGACTGACCTGTTCAGAAATCAGCGTCAGGTGCGGTTGCCGTCGCCAGGCTCCCTTCGACCACTTCACTGCCGTCGCCGCTGGCGATGCCCTCCAGGCGTTCTGCCAGAGAGTCGAGTCGGCTACGGAAGACTGTGTCATGGAGTAAGGCTGTGACAAATTCACCATCAGAACTCTCCTGCGTGACATGATGGGAGAACATGCCTTCTATTCTATCTGGTACGCCAACCGCCTTCCGCCACAGGTCAGTCATAGCAGTCAGCAGACGTATCAAGTCAGACCCAGGCAACATAGACGTCATCTGTCCATTCTCATCTACAGAGAACATCTGAAGCAACGCATTATACGCACGTAGCGACAGATTCCGTCCCATCTGAACCTGTTCATTAACGGCATCCTTCGCATCCTGTATCCGCTGCTGCCGGGCTTCTTCATCCCGGTGGCTATCATATGCTTGGATACGAACACGCCACTGCCAGTGTGACCCCCAACGCCTGATTAAAGCGTAACTTTTACCAACTTGCTCAGCGACAGCGACCATCCGTCTGGGCAAAGGCATATCCCGATAAATCGTAAACACCTGCCAAGCAGCATCCCGTCC